TTGATTGTGATATCCCCTGCACTCATGGCATTGGTATTTGTGGTTAGTGTGTAGTTGGTAGTTACTGTTTGACCATTCTCATAGAACACTTCATCTGTACCACCGCCTGTTGCACCACCGCCTGATGGTGTTGCCCATGATAATGAACCTGCTGTTGCCCCTGCTGTCAGCACCTTTTCATTATTGGTAGTACCTGTAGCAGGAACATGAAGGTTTCCATCGCCTGTTGGATGGGAATAAGTGGTGATTGATGACCATGCAGTACCGTTATAATAAAACAGCGTATTGCTTGTTGTATTGAAATACAGATCACCTTCATCATTACTGGTGGCTGGCTCTGTTGCAACAACACGGTAACGGTCAGCAAATGAGTTAATACCTGTGATGTTATCTGCACAAGTATCCATATTGGTTACGTTAGCAGTTGTGCCAAGGGTGTTCATATCAGCAACGATGTCTGCTGTTGCCAGAGTATTCATATCAGCAACCACATCAGCAGTTGCTAGAGTATTCATGTCTGCAACAATGTCTGCCGTGGCAAGTGTGTTCATGTCAGCCACGACATCAGCGGTAGCTAAGACATTCATATCTGCCACTACATCGGCTGTACCAAGAGTATTAAGGTCTGAAACTACATCTGCTGTGGCTAACGTATTCATATCTGCTACAACATCAGTGGTTCCTAGAATTGCCATATCAGCAACCGCATCAGCAGTACCTAACCTGCCTATCTCTGTAGCCTTAGCTGCCACTGCACCAATATCTGTAGCGTCACCTGCTACTGCGGTTACATCACTGGAGATACCTGCCACAGTCGTAACATTGCCAGAGACCCCTGCAACCGTAGTCACATTCGAGGATATTCCAGCTACCGTCTGAATGGCATCCGTAGCATCTGTACCATCCTCAATGTCAGCCAGGGTAGCAATGTCGGCTGTGATTGCTGCCAAGCTAGATACATCTGCAATAGTTGGTCCTGCTTCAGGATCACCAGTAGTTGCATTAAAGCCTAAGACTGTCCCTGCTCTTGTTGTTTTTGCAGGAAGAGTTAGATCTGTATAAGTATCCCACTGGTCAACCTTCAAAGTTAGATTGTGATTCTGTTCGTTCTGTTGAGCCATCATCACGTTTTTATCGAGATCATCATTTAGCGTAGCTGCAAGAAGATCTCCGTTAGCCTGGTAATCAGATGTTCTTGAAACCGCCATGTCTCGATAGATCGTGACAATATCACCAGATGATAAACCAGTGCCGAATACTATTGTTCCACCTGCGTCTGCGCCTGCTCCAGTAACCGTATAATCAGTTGTTAGAGTCTTTAGTGTAGAACCAACATAAATCTTTAGGTCCGCATCCACAAAAACAGGGAACGAATAGGTAAACGTAGTCTGGCTCGCTGTAGCCGTGTATTGATTTCTAGGAGTAAGATCCCCTACTTGAATATGTGCCATGCTCTGCCTCTTAGTTTATTCATATTTGTAGCCAAATAAGGTTATTGTTGCAACCCTGTTAGTGCCTCCATTCTGAGCAAGTCTTGATGCTCTTGCTCTGCCTTTAATCCAGGGAACTCCTTGAGCAATTGATTCTTTGCTCCCATCCTAAACATATTGATAACGGAACGAATCATTACAGACCGTCCTCCATCTGGACCATCGGTTGCGTTCTCATATTCTGGAGAAGGAATTACCTTATGCTCCAGATATTTTCTTAATCCATAGCCACTAGAAGGATCTTTGAATTCACCACCAGCAAGGACAACATAACGATCATATTCCTCTGCATTTAACTCGATTGCGAACCGTCCTGTTCCGATCCGCTTGGTTGGCATCCGAATGTCAATCTCATTCTCTACAATCTGTTGATCTACGATATTAGGCTTCCATGTAGAAGAGTAGATTGGACTGACGAAATCCCATCCAAGACCACCCTCAAGAATAACAGGCTCTCCCCAAAGGTTTCTGCGTGGCATTAGATCCTCTGATAACCCTGGCGTTCTTCCCCTGATCTCATCCATGATGTCATAAGTTGCTCTCATGGTTGGATCAAATTGACGCTCGATCTGAGCCGTTAGAGAAGTCATTGGAGTCCATGTTGCTGACTGTCTCTGAATGTATCGCTCCATGTAACGATCTGGATCATCCATAGCCGCTAGGAATTCAGACAATCCCCTTAGATAAGTCCTGGAAGTAAGGTTTTTAGCAAGCGCAAGAGAGGCAGCAGTGGCAATCTGTGTGCGATCCTCATCACTCTCTGCGTACTTCATTGTCTCCACCACATCAGCAGACAATCCTAAGAACATACCTAGTGGATCAAGACGGTTAAAGGAGTGGTACTTGTCGCCTACCTTCATGGAGTATGGTTGCCACCCCTGTCTACGCATAGCATCCCTCTGACCCTTGTTGGAAGGACCACCACCTGTAATCTGCCCCTCAGAAGCCATCATTACACCTACAGACATCACAAGTGACCCCATAGACATTCTCGCTAGGGCAAGATCTCTACGTGCGCCACCAGCCTGTATATCGGCTCTGATAGACTTCGAGAACACTCCTAATGGAGTACGCTCTCCAACAAACTTAACAATGTTCACTGGAGTACGAACAAAGGGAATAAGGAGCTTCAGTGCAGGATGACTATTAGCCAACCTCTGTACTTGTTGACCTGACTCCCCAAGAGGCTTAGTGAATGTCTGATAACGACCTGCCTCTAATGCTCCAAGGTGGATTTCCTCTGGAGGCTTGTTCATAATATCAACAATGCGCTCTGCTAGTTCGTCACCCTCAAGACCTTCTCCAACAGCCTTGCGATAGGCAAGAGCATTAAGCTCCATCCGATAACCGATAGTCTTGAACAACTCATCCTCTGCCGTAAGGAAACGACCTGGAATACGAAGAGCCTCGCCAAGAAGATCAATGCCCTGTGCTAGATAGCCATTATCCGCAACAGTCTGAGGATTGACCCCCATTGCCTGACCCCACTTGGTTCCTGCAACACTCTCTGCTGTGATGTTACGGTAACGCTGTGATTCCAGTTTCATTGCTGGATCTGACGGCTCTCCTGTCTTTAGAGCCTTCCAGAACAAGCGAAGTCCATCTTTAGCACCGTTAACAATGCCATACATCTGAGACAATGCCTCACCAATCTGGACACCCTCATGAGAGCGCATGACCTTTGAGATGTTGCCAGCAAGGAACCTCTCTGGAATTTGCCACACAGCAACCATAGCATTAGAGGTCATATTCACTGAATGAGTAGCAGGAGATGAGAGAAGTCCGTTAATCCAATACTCCAGGAGCATATCTCCAGTAGTTGAGTGATATTGATCTCTCGCAATCTTGGATACTTCCTCAAGACTGTCAGCCTGATCGAATAGTTCAGCCATTTTGTAAGCCGCCTCTGGACCACCACTTTGCTGTAGTGCTTCTTGGAGTTGTTGTGCTTGCACCCTTCCTCCGGCAGCAGGAATACGGAAGGCATTTAACGCCCTACCTGCCTCTGCTGTCATACCTGATACTTGTGCCTGTATCGCTGCATGTTGTGCCGCCATCTGACGAAAGGACAACATCTCTGCCGTACTAGCCTCTCCGCTTAAAATGCCCTTAGAGGCTGTCCTGAGCCGTTCTGCTGACTGAACTAGCATCTGTCTTGCTGAGGTAATCTGAGCGGCATTGAAGGCATCAGAAGGTTTACGACCCAATAGATCCTCCAGGGAGAACTGTTCTGCCTCTTTTAGAGTCTCTTCATGGGTAACTGTACCTCTGCGCTCTCCAATGAACTGTGCTTCCTGCTCTCCAATGTCATCAATTACTTGCATGACATCATCCGTGGTATCGAGATAATCAAAGTTGATATTACGAGATTCAGGATCATAGGCAGATGGACGACCCATCTCTACTTCACGCTCTGGAGTAGTAAGAAGCTCCTCTGCTCTTTCCTCTGGAATTGCGGGGATTTCTCTCTCTGATACAGGAGGCTTCTCTCTTGGCTTAACCACTCTGCGGAATGGTGCTGCCGATGCAACCTGCAACGGCTCTTCTGGAGCCATAGTCTGTGCGGTTAGATCCTGCACTGTTTGATCTAGGTCAATTTGCTGATTGAGTGCCATTTAATTTGCCTTGTTCCAGATGTCGGTGAGTTGTTGCTTGGTCAAATCTTTATGTCCACCTGGTCTATATCCCCATTCTTGTAAACTATTTGCATCTGTAAATAGATCCTTTGCCTTAACTTTTTTACTTAAAATTATAGGCTTTCCTTTTTCCATACCTTCTAATACCGATTCCCCATGACTTTGAGCATATTCTTTTGTAATTGAAACCCAATCCCCAGGTAAAATCTCTTGTGGGTCGCCAGGAAGAACTGACCTATAAACAGTTACTTCTGCATCAGGTTTCCCTTTTAATGATTGAATTATTTTTACACCTTTTGCATCGCTATCAAATCCTTGACCAAAATATCTCAAGGCATTAGGTGTATACATATCATCGCCAAACATTTCAGTTACATCGTCTAAACTTGCCCCATAGTCTGCATCAGGGGGTCTATGTATATTGTTTATCCTTTGAACAAACTCCTCCGCACTATCATACTTCTTAGCTTCTTCAATAAGTGGGTCTGCTTTGCTCTTACCTTTCTGGATAATATCTCCAGTTTTTCCAATGACATGAACTTCATCTAAAGCAGGAGAGGTTGTTGGCAATCCTCCTGGGCGAAATGCCGGACCAGACTCAACTTCTAGCTCTTTATCAAGATCAGGACTTCTCTTTCTCCGCTCCTCTTTAGAAAGGCTACTCCTTCTTTGGACGGTTCTGGCTTCAATTTCTCCTGCGAGATTTCTATAGACTTTTTCGGCATAGAAAGGATCGTTAATGTTCGCTTCAAGATCATCAATCTGTTTGCCGAGCTTTTTTGAGAAATTGCCTTCATCCGAGACTTTATCCAATTCACGGACATACGCTCGATAAATTGACTTCCATTGCCTTGGGTCTGCCTCAATTGCAGACACATAATGTTCAATGTTTGGAGTTGATTCGATTTCAAGATTTATTTTGTCGATATAGAATCTCGCAACATTTCGCAACCACTCCGCCCTTTCCTCTTTTGGTCTGTGACGTTTCGGCTGAACTCCGAAAAGATCATTGATCTTATAATGATACTTATGCCAAAGAGCGTTATTCCGGATGAATCTTGCCTGTCTTGTTGGTTCGTCATATTCCAAGAACCTCTCAAAGAATCGTCTTTGATCCATCATTGACCAAGCACGGAGTTTCTTTAATTGGTAATTCATTTTTCGTTCTGCCTCAATTAGAGGCGCACGCTGTGCTTTCTTAGCCCTAGAAACAACCTCAACCGCTGTCTTTGATGAGCCACCTTGAGCAAGGTTGTCTATGTCCTGGATTCCATGCTGTAACTCATGGAGCAATACACTATTAACCCCGTCTGGACTCAGATCTGTACCTAATGCAATGACCTTTCTCGCTGGATCATAGTATCCTCCACGAAAGCCAGCATCAGCATCAAATATGACACTTACATCTTTGAGGGTTGGATATATCTTGTATAGCTCTGGATAATCCAATACCTCTCCTACCGTACTATACACCCGTCCAGAATCATTTTTCATCCACACCTTGTTTTCAACAAACTGGTCTACACCAACGCCACCTGTTGCGTATGGTCTGGAGCCTGCTCTATGCTGGAAATACTGCAAAGCATCCTCAAGAGTGGCTTCCTTAACGGGAACAGTAAGTGACGCTCCGTTTGGATCCATCCAAGCATATTGATAAGGATTCCCCTGGGAATCATCTATAATGTGAATCTGATCTGGATATACGGTAAGCGGTCTGTGTTTTGGAGTTATCTTGTGCTGCACTTGAGAATCGTCCATCTCAAAACGCCAAACCCCTTCATCTCCACGAATTAGTCCTGTTTGTTCCCAAATCTCATCACGGGATGCGCCCCCCTCTTCCAAGGATTTTGCATCTTCCAGAACATTTGCAGATTTTCTAACCTCTTTCTTGAAGTCTCTCCTTGCGAGATGAGCAATAAGACTTTCTTTTGCATCCTGTTCTGATCTACCAAAAGCAGTTAACCCGTATTCTTCATCATTAAACTTGGCGGCAATCAACCCTCCCTCTCTTTCAGAGAAAGTGACTTTGCCCTCTATTCTTCTGGATATATCCTCAATGCGCTCTGGAGCATCATGAGGAACAGCCTCATGCTCTGCTCTTACGGTCATACTGCGATCCTCAGCAGAACCAAATAGCTTAGACTCCATTGGAGCATCTTTAACGACACCACCTGTCGCCATTTCAGTACCTTTATCTAGGAAATCTCTGATTGCTGGACCCCAATCCGCTCTCTTGGCTGCCCTAAACCCTGCAACAACAGCAGGAAGTACGACACCAAGACCTGCACCCTCTAGGATGTTCTTGGCTCTACCCTCCAGTTTCGCAAAGGTATCAGCATCTTCTCCAACCTTACTATCCAGATATTGAGTGAGAGAGTTATCAACATCTAATTCACGGAGCAGTGTGGATAAGTTGCCGTATTCTGGATCAAACAGGACATCAGCAATGCTGCCTGCCTTGACCTGTTTAAGCATGGACGCACCCTTACTCATGCCTCCGGCAGCACCAAAGACTGAGAAGAACTGTGAGAAGCCCCTAATTACTTCTTGAGCCTGTGTGCCTTCATCCATAATGGACGGAACACGCAATGGTTCTGCGCCCTCTGGAAGGCTCTCAGAGAAGTCTATGCCCTCTGGACCCCATGTTATGTAAGGTGCGCCTAGAGCCTCATTTAACTCTTCTCCAAGACTTAGAACGCCATTGGGTGCATCTACTAGAACGCCCTGGGCAACTGCTTCTGGAACCGGACTCTCTACAAAAGGACGGGCAATGTCACCAACAATATCCTCTATCGTTCCACGAAGATCTGCATCCCTGTCTCTCTGAGGGTTTAGAATATCTAACACTCTATCAACCATGCCACGTTCAGGAACTTCCTGTGCTGGTTGCTCTCCCTCTGGAGGAGGAGGTGGCATTAGGTACTCCTTGCTCCCTGGAGCAATTAGATCTTGTGGAACCTCCACCCAATCCATAGATGGCTCTGGCTGTGGAGTATGTTTCTGAATGATCTGTCCAGCAGGACCATAGTTGAACTGACGAACCTCATAACGTCTATTGTAATCCTCTGTGAAGTCATCAGATCCCTCTGCATCTTCTCCAACAACGGCTGCCCCAACGATTGCAGTCTTACCTGCCTGCCTGCCTATCTTCTTGTTGATTAAGCGATTCTGTTCACTGGCACTAGGACTTGGACCACGATCTTCCATCACGCCCCACTCCCTCAACTCTCTATCGGTCATCCTGTTAGGATCTCTAGGGAGATAGCGTTCTCCAGTACCGCCATCCTCTTTAGGCAAGCCATACTTGTAACCCGTTAGATCACTGCCGAAATCTGGTTTTCCAAAACGTCCAGCCATTATCTTGCTTTCCTTGCTTTCCAGGACTCACGATACGCCTCTAATCGCTTAGATCTAGCGTTAAAGGTATCCATATCGTTACTTGCGTTTGCATTTTCCAGAAGCCATTGCTCTGTTGCTTCCCAATCAGGATTCTCATCAGTGCCTAACAACCAAGCTGGTTTCGATGCTCTGACCGCTTGCTTCTTGGCGTACTTACCTTTAATCTCATCAATGATCTCTAGTGGTTTCTCACCATCGAGTACACGCCTGTATAGCTCTCTGTTAGCCTGAGAGATACGTGTCTGCTCTTCTGTATCAAAGGCAGCCATTGGTCCTGTAGTCTGAAACTCTCTCTTGATTTCATCAATGGCAATCTTCCAATCAGGAGATCTTGTGACATCTTGCAATGATCCAGTACGGATCTCAGACAACATTGCCCTCATGGTATCTGTGGTTAGCAGACCATCCTTACGAGCCTCTACAATTGCCTGACGGGTAATACTGTCATCAACAGATGGGTCAAACATGAATTCCCAAAGATTAGCCTCTGTATCTGGATCATCAGTAAATGCCTCTCCCTTCTTGAGAGCCTTGAGAAGATCTACATAGCCTTTCTCGCTAATCATCTTCTCAGAACGCCATTGATTCAGTTGATAGCGGAACTGTTCTGGAGTGAACTGCTGATTGAATAATGCCTCTAGCATTGTTGTTTCGTTTACTTCCTGGTCTGCTTTAAGTTGGTTAGTCTCATCCTTCTCTAAGCGAGTCTGATGTTTATCCCAATCATTATAGAGATCTTCCATTCTCTTTAGGGCATCACTCCTGGCATCTTCGGAAATACCTAATTCTTTGGCACTAGCGAAGTCCTGCATGAATTCCCAACCACGACCTTCCTCTAATTCCTTGTTGAAGCCAGCAACATAAGTGACGACATCTATTTCATCGTAATAATCTTGAAGCCTCTCCTGAGCCTTAGTTGCAGAGAGCAAATTGGATTGAACCGCAATACCCATTGCCTCTGCGTATTCCTGCTGTTTAAGTGCTACGAAGTCTGTGCGACCCTGACGGATAGCGTCATAAGTCTCGATCTCTAAGGCTCCAAGAGCGGTATTAGTATTTGCTAACGCTTCATCCAGTACCTTCTCTTTGTGATTCTTTAGGATGGTTGCGCTATGGATGACTCCATATTCACGATACTTGCGCTCTGCAATCACCCGTATCTCTGGAGACTGAATGCCATTCAGAGTACCTTTCAGTGCTGCATCAAACTCGTTCTGGAATCCCTCTGGATCATACTGATACTTAGCCGCAATCTCTCCAACTGCGCCCTTAGCTTCAAGACCTACGCTTGCGGCATAGCTTGTTACGGCAGCACGGTTATATGCAAGATCCGCAATGGTATATCCCCCTTTAAGGGTTGGTGCGCCTTTTGCGCCCTCTAGGGTTCCAAGTGTCTTGAACTTCTCTTCTGTCTCTATGTCTGCGAGCTGACTCATCTGCTGAGAGAATCGTCCAAGAGTATTGGATAAAGTCTGCCACGCTTGAGCTTGGGAGGTATCTACACGCCCTGTCTGCCTTCCTTGTCGGAATTGATATTGTGGTAGTTCTGGCATCAGACTAGCCCACCTCTACGTGTCTGACTCACTCCGTAATCAAGTCCTGCCCCAACTGCCCCCATAAACCCTTGAGCCATTGCAGACTTGCCAGCAAGGTTCAAGCGTGCTAATTCAGTTCTAGTATTATAAAGATCTGCTCCACGCTCCAACTGATAATTCCGCATAGACTCCATGCCGATAGTTGCAGGTGATCCCTCGAACGGAGAAATGCCTCTAGTTGAGAATGTTAGCCTCTGTGCTGCTAGGGTATGCCTGAGTGTTTTTAATCTTTGGAGTTCACGATCCTTGGCTGCCTGTTCCGCTTGTTCCGCTTGGATAGCGTACTGTTGTTTCTGCGCTCTTCCTGCTTGCATTGCAGATAGACCTTGACCTAGTGCGCTCATGCCCTGCCACATTCCAGAACTTAATCCAAGAAAGCCTCCTGCCGCTGGCATCATTCCTGCCGATGTAAGAGCAGATACCGAAGATACCCCAACTACAGGAGCAGATAATACTGTTCCAGCACCAAACAATGTTCCTCCTGCCGCCGCCCCTGCCGCCGCCGTTCCCGCTGCCGTTGCCCCTGCTGCTGGTAATAAAAATGACATAACCTTATCCTGTTGCCTGAACCTCAAGAGTGACTCCCAATAGAGTCATTGGAAGAGGATCTTGTTGTGTGATTGTTACTTGTGCTGTTCTTGAATATCCTAATAGGGGGGTTTCCTTAATCCCTGAGAACTCCACTGGAGCAGCACCCAAAACACCTGTGCCTAATGAACGATCTGCTAACTCCTTTCCGTCAATATAAACACCTGTGGAATTGTGAAGAACTGCTGTAGCTCTAACTATTCTTCTCCTCCTGGTGCGAATAGGACCGGAACCATAGTTGAGATTAACTGGCATCGTCTTGATTGTGGGATTGAAGTTTAATCCTACCTCAATACTGGATGCGGTACGAGAGAGCGTAATGGAGCCACCAGAAGGCGTAGCGTTTGCCATAACAGCACCATCAGCCTTTACTCTACACTCCTCTCCGTTAAGATGAGAGAGTCCTGATACGGTAGCACTGGCTGGACTATTCGTTACGATCTTACCTGCATCAGTGTAGTAATCATGATCTAGTGCCTCCACATGATAAACAGTCGAACCGTTGATGGTTCTTTGAATATAGAAGTAAGGAATGTCCTCAACTACAGCCACATCCTTGAAACTTCCAGTGGTTGAATACTTTGCCCAGGCTGTTACCTCTTCTGCTCGGTTGGTATTCAGTACGGCAGCAGAGCCATCTCCATTCACTACATAGAGATAATTGCCTTCATTGGTAGTGTCTCCAGATTGACCAGACATCGAAACAGGACTGCTAATTAGATGTGGAGCAAGAAGATTAACCTCTGTGGATACATAACTATCCTCCGTATAGGTAAAGAGGAACTCCCTTAATTGCTTCCCATTGCCCTGGATGAACATGGTAGCACCGTCTATATTAAGAGGTCTTACGTTGTCCATTGATCCAAATCTGGTCTGACGTGAGACTCCGATACTTGAAGGCTTTAATGGAGAACCGGAAGCATAGAATTCGCCCCCCGTTGTGAAGATCTGTAAGTGCCTGCCAGACACAAGATGCTTTACAGCATTAACCTGATCGGTATCCATTGTGACATCAATGCCGTCTGAATCATCTCCAATACCACGATCAAAATTCCAGAAATCTCCCAAGACAGAACCCCACAGTGTTTGTGGTCTGCTAGTTGAGTTCGACAGCCATAGTCGTGACTCATGGAAGGTGACTGCTCCAGGATAACCATGCTCGGATGTCCATACAGGCTCCTCTAATGAGGCATCAGATCCAGAAATTGATGAATTGCTAGAGAACTCTTGAAGGATCTTTCCTGTAAATACGGTTGATGAGGTATAGCCTGTGATCCTGACAATGCCACCATTGCCTTCAAACATTCCTCCGTTATGCTCGCTAGTTACAGGAGAAGCACCAGAACAAGTGATCGTTACAGTATCACCAACTACAGGAGAAGAAGGACTTATTGAAAAGCTACCAGAATCATAATCTCGATTAAAATCGTAAGTTGGCTCGTACGGAAAAGATATAGTGGCAAGAGTCCATGTGGAATGAGAGCCGCCCCTAGTTATTGTTCTTGGCGCAACAGCATTATGCACGACAATTAACGTATCAGCACTCTGCGTCCAATCCATCTCTTGAATCTGTGCTGTAGTCCAAGGAGTAACTAGATAATTATTGCCTGTACCGTTGATATTGGTCTGCAAAACTCCGTCTTTGTACACATACATTTTTGCATTTACAAAGATTAAAAGGTAGGTCTGAGTTGTTGAGAACTCGAATGTAACCATTCGCACTGTCGATTCAGTATGAGTGGATACATAACGCAATCCTGGTCTACGCTTAATCCCCCCCTGGGGAAGGCATATCACGTTGGTTAGAGTCTCAGCACCCTTATAATAACCATCATAATCATGACGGGCAGTTAGACGCGGATCTAACTCACCAGCCGTAAATGATGTTTGCGCTGATATAGTGCGTGGCATCAGGCACGAATCTCAGTCAATGGTGAATGTTGGAACTCCACTGGAGGCGTAGCCTGTGAGTCAATAGTTTTGCTCTTGGTTAGCTGATCCTTGGTTAATGTCTGGAAATACTCCGCCTTTGTTGCTGAATCCGTTACAGGAATAGCAAACATGGAAGCAAACGTATATTCCATTAACTTAACAAAATAAGCCGGAAGTTCTGATTCATCAGGCTTGAATAGATAATCCAGCACTAATGTTGATTGATTAGTGTAGACCTTATCCTGATAAATCTCATAATCTGTGTTGCCTGTGTCTACATGCTGAACCAATAAGAAGTTAGCAGGTAACTGAAAAGCATAACTCCATGTATCCACCGGAGTTGATGTCAGCCTAGAAAGACTAGCCTTCGCTGATGCGAATCTCCAGGGATGTTTGGTTAGCAGATCTTCGTATGTCTGCTCGTATAGGTTAGAGGCAATCAATGCCCCTGTTGTATCTTCTGTGAAACTTGAGATCGGACTCTCACCAATAAGCAGAAGCGCATTGGAGGTAATGTCGACCTTTGAATAGGTGCTTACTGTAGCCATCTACAATCCCTATAGTAAAACCCCCTCCGAAGAGGGGGGGTACACTTTAGTCTGCGTCAGCTACGGAGATTGCTGTACCGTCAGATACATCAACCACGCTACTGGCATTAGACAAAACAACTACCAGTGAAGCAGTAGGAGTTGCAGTGTCATAACAATAGATCATATCGCCTACATTCAACTCAAGAGTAGCACTATTAAAGTAGCCACTTGTGTTGACTGTTGCGATTGCATCAGCAGACTTATAAGTCCAGATCTTTGGAGCGTCAGCAGCACCAGAAGAGGACAGGTTCAGATTTGCTCTTGCGAAAGCCATAACTATTCTCCTTATGCAGATTCGTCAATTTGGACTTTAACGATACCGTCAGAGTCGATGGTTGCAGCACCAGACTTCATCTTACCTGTAGACAACCAGGAAGTTTTAGACGGTACATAGTTCACCTCGGTAGAGATGTCGATACCAATAGCAAGACCAACTGAGGACTTATGGAAAGCGAAACAATCACGGATGTTGCCAGCCTTGGCAAGACCACCCTCAGTACGACTCTCCATCATTACCCAATTGAACCCCATAAAGGTGTCGATCTGACCAGACATCAGAACACGAAGAGCATTATAATCTGCGCTAGTAATGCCAGAGGTGTTCATCATCTTCTCGATAGCCTGAGCAGAACATACCATTACACGATCACCAGAAGGTACACCAGCGTCATTCAGAACACGGGAGGTCTGGGTGATCTTGGCAAGAGTCATGTTAGTACCGCCATTAGCGATGGTAGTACCAGCAGTCAGATTATCAAGAACCAACTGATCCATTCTGCGACCCATTGCGCCAGCAATTGTCTGAGCAAGTTCTACACGCTCATCAAAGTTGACCTCGGCAGCATCGAAGATGTCAGTATATTCAGGAGCAAGCCAGTTCTCAAGAGAACAGGTGATCTTGCTGTGAGAGATGTCCATTGGAGTGACATCAGACTGACTAGCCTTCTGGTTAGCGAGTCCTTTGCCCATCTTACGGAAGTAGTGTGTGTCGCCAACCACACCTGTACGAGTTCGTACGGTAGGACGAAGTTTTCCAGCAGTCTGGAAAGCGTGCTTAACTTCTGCATCAAATTGTGCAGCCGCCGCACTTGAAAGATTGATACTCATTTTTGAGTCTCCTATTACAAGTTAAAATTACTCTCTTGCAATTCGGGTTCCCGTAAAGCACGGACCGAATCTAGGATCTTTAACCTGATCCCTGTTGGTCCTCACTTTACAGGCTCCATTAGGAGGTATCCGCAATATGAGGTTGGTATTGCTACCATTTATGTCATGTATAGCGAAAAATAAAATTGAGTCAACTGTTTATTGCATGATCCTGTTTGCTGGAGCATTGCCATAGAACTCTCTGAACTTCTGCTCTACTTCGGAGCGGTAGGTTGGAGATTCGTAATAGCGTGGATCTGCCATTAGTTCCTGTAGTTTCTGCTCTGTCATTACAGACACGGTAGATGTCTGATCTGGAGCAGTTACTTGGGTTTCTCTGGACATCGAACGCATTTTCTCCAATAGAGAGAATCCGTCTGCTGTAGTGGCTAGACCCTGCAATGTATTAAACTCGTTCTCATCCAGGTTAGCTTTGCCCCACTTAACCATATCAGTGATGCGCTGTGTTGCATCAGGACCGATGTTTTGCAACTCTTGTTCCCTTGATGCCTGATCTGCTTGCAATGTTCCATTAACATATAGCTGGAACAGTTTGGTGTACCCTTCCTGGCTTAATCCTAATTCCTGTGCAGTCTCGTTAAAGGAATCCATCATGGGGTCGCCATCAGGAACAACATATCCCTCAAGACCTTCTGGCATTTCCACCTGATAACCGTCCTCTGGAGAACCAGTAAAGGAGCCTAGCTTAGACTCCAATCCTGCATACGCCTTTGCTTGATCTGCTACTGTCTTATATTTTTCAGATTTGAACCAATCGGGAGCATCACCAGTACCAGTTACATCTTCTGCCAAGTGCCATATCTCACCTTGCTCTGCCGTAACCTCTTCTGATTCTGCTGTATCCAATAGTGTTTCTTCTGTCATTCATACGCTCCCATTTCTGCTCTTTTGATTGCAGCACGGAACTGACGCACAAGATCGTTCTGACCCTCTCTCCAATATCCATGCCCCTCTTTTGATCCTGTTGGACATACTGGCTTCATTAGAAACCTATCCTCCAGGTACAACATCAACCGCTTACCCTCTTCCGTACCAAACACTGTACGAATCAGGTAGTCGATCTCCTTTGCTCTTTCCTTAGCTTCTGCTAGATCTGTCATGCTACAGCCTGTAGACCTCCCTCTTGAACAGCCTGAGCCGCCAACTGTGCTTGCATAGCCTGTTGCTTCATCTCTTCTCGCTGTGCTGGAGTTCTTAGAAGATCCAGATCAATACCCATCTTCTTGCCGATCCACTCTGGAATAGCCTCAAGATCAACACCAAGAGCAGTTGCCTCTGGTCCTGCAAGTGAAGCCATCTGAATGAACTGACCAAGATTAGATATATCCTCCATGTCCTGCGCTCTAGCAAGAGGAGAAATAACACGAACCTCAATAGCCTTACCATCTACCTGTACATCAGGAACAATGCCGTTGCGCTTGAGTATGTCGATGGTTCTGCGTACAAGTTTCGTAATGAACTCAGTCTGCAAACGTCCAAAGGATGAGCCAATATCACTCATCAACTCCTGCTGACGGATTGCAATCTCTGTTGCTGACTTGGTTGGTCCTGCTACTGGTCCTAGTTGATCGTAAAAGAGAGCTTTGCGGATAGATTCTTTCAGATCTTCCATTACGAACTGAGACACATTGAAGTCTCCAGCAGAAGGTAGCGGACTCAATGAACCCTCTGCTGCCACTGGAATAACAACTCCAGGTGCAATCTTTACCGTCCAAGGATTAAGAACTCCATCATCTACGCCAACATAGACACCTGCAATAGATTTCTCTGCGTTCTTGAGAACATACTTGGCAACCAGATTCAGAGTCTTGATGTCCGGTAGAGCAGACATGATAGGACCACGTCCATAACGCTCACCTGCTACTTTAGACCATCTGAATACAATCCACGGAGAGACATCAAAGTAATCTTCCCAAACAACGTGCTTAGTTGCTGCCTCAATGACAACGAACTCATACGTCTGCTTATCTGGATTAAAGATTGTTCCCTCGATCAACTCGACTAGAGTATCAGGCTTCTCCTCTATCTGACGTTTAACCTGGTCAGAAGGCTTGCCGTTTGCCCAAGTGCGCTCAATGTTCCTTGCAGGCATTGAGTGTTCACGGAATACAGTCTCAATCGTACCATGAGGACCTTCCTCAACAATCAGCTCAGATAGTGGAACTGCTGTAAATTTAAGCAGATTACCGTCTACTCCTTCCTCAAGTAGAAGCGCACCAGTACCAACCGCCAGATCAAGAAATGCCTCATTCGCCTCTGTTGCTAGATTAGACTGATTGATGTGAGAGAACATAATCTCTGACATCTCTTCTAGTTGCTGATTGATTTCCCCTGTCTGATCTTTGGGAATAACAGATCCAGCCTCTAGCTTTGCCCATTGCTTGAAGGGAGGAACGAGGGTTGACTGCAACCTTGATGCAAACCGCTGTGTTGCCACTAATGCGGTTGAATCATAGATCGTAGCATTCTTCTTGGCTCCAGGCTGATGCAGGGATACCGTCTCTCGTTGCGGTAGAGCCTGCTCATAGCACTCTCGCCAATGAGATACCCAATACTCCCTGTGAACCTTGGAAGCCTCAAACCTCTTAACCACCCCTTCTACGGCTTGATTGTTTTTCCTGTAACTAGGCATAACAACCTCCTATCCTAGAGTATCAGAGATTCCCTTCTCATCATTTGAGATCAAGAGAGAGCGTCCACGTCTACGTCTTGCGCCAGCAGACTGTCTCTTCTTCTTGGCTGCCTTCTCTGCACGCAGTTGACGATCACGATCTGCCTCTGCTTCTTTCTCTGCTTCTGACTTTTCAGGAACGCCACCACCGCCACCACCACCGAATAAAAAACCCATTTTACTTCTCCTTACAAAGATACTTCTTTAGTTGATAAGGCGTGATTACATACCACGCCCTTAGTCCTAAGAGATGTTTGATTACCGTTATACAGGTAAGCACCCCTCTCCACAAAAACCTATTCTCCCTCGAAGATCTGACATACAAGACCTCATGCCCTAACTCTTCCATCTTCTTGGGTACATCTTCATCTGGACCATAAGGCATCACCTGTACCTCTAACCAGCAAGACATTGGATCTACTAATATCCAATTAAACCCATCAAACCTAAATGCGAAACAATGCCTATACCCTTTCCTCGTAACCAGATCCCACCACGTTCTAGCCTCTCCATCCACGAACGCAATGTACCAATCAATCTCATGCCGCTCTACCATTTAACCAGGATAGATCCGCTTGCACTGGCTTACTGTTCCTTTCCCTTCTGTCTCTCCATGCCACAGCGAAGTATCGGAAAGCATCGGAAGCGTGAGAGGACCAGTCATGTAGTGGCTTGTCACGATAGATCTTTTTCTTATCGTCATATTCAGCACGATAGTTCTGTAGTGCATTTATCCCTTCTGAGCATCGCTTCTCATCAAACCAGCATCTTGGCAGTATTCGTCTTGCTGCCTCGATACCATCCATTATCTTGATATTCGGAGTTATCCTGAACCGAATACCCATTGCTCTTGCTGTTTCTAGCCGAGACTTTCCATTTGTCAACTCCCTAACCTTAATATCATGTGGCGCAAAATGATCTCCAAAAGCAATATTGTGCTTATCACGGAAATCATGAAGGTAGTTAATATAATGCTGGAGACTCTCATTGTTGTTCTCATAGTATGCTACGACTCTTAGTTCTAGTCCTGCTGGTTGCACCATCCAGATACTTGTAGCATCACTTACTCCTAAGTCCCAAAAGGTATGCACGGGAAGAGCAGGATCTACAGGAACATCTGTAATTCTCTTGTCTGCTCTAGCCTGTTCTATATATTTGGAATAGTAAGCACCTTGAACGGCAGCACTCCATGAACACTCGTACTCCTGCGCAAACTGCTCTGGAGACAAAGTGCGCTTCTGGATTGTTAATTCTTCCTCGTCCAGCACGTTAGTCTCGCTGGCTTTGAACATTGCCGCGTACCAATCATCATTCTCTTGCGCCATTTGGTAGAGATCATAGAAGGCATTGCGCCCCATTGGGGTTCCAATAACTACTACCCAGCCCTTACGATCTGCAAGAGCAGGAGCCAATACTTCCCATATTCTAGGAGGCATCTGAGCGTATTCGTCTAGGATACAGCCATCAAAGTAGTTGCCACGAAGAGTATCCAGTGAACGATCCACGCCATAGAGGGTGATCCTTGCTCCGTTAGGGAGATCACATCTTAGTTCTGCTTCGTTGTACTTGACTCCAGGAATAGGAAGCGTGAACTCTTTGACGTAATCCCAAGCAATATCCTTAGCCTGTCTGAGAAGTGGAGCAAAGTAAGCGTATCTAGGAGCCTTCTTCTTGTTCAGTAATGCTCTTCTGACTAGCTCGTTAATAGCAAGAACTGTCTTACCGAATCGTCTATGACATACCATCACGTTCCAACGCTTTAACTCTCGATGGATTTCCATCTGTAGAGGGCGTGGATCATAAGGGATGACTATCATTCTTCGGTTACTGCTAACTCACCAGCCCAAGTGACCTCGATTGGACCACCTGCATCTCCCGTCATCTCAACCGCCTTACGTTTTGGAGCAACGTACTGAGCAAGTTCTTTATACATCTGACCAGCAAGAGTGCGATCACCTTCGTCTAATGCCTCCTGTGCTATTTGAGCCATACCCTCAAGAGGGTTGCAGCCCATCTTGTCTAGCATTGCTTGGACATCTTGTGACTTCTTGTTAGGCGTACCCTTCTGCCTACCGCCCCTGCGCTCACCTGGTTTTGATCCTCTAGGCATCACTACCCTTCACTACCTTAGCAACTCGCTTCTTACGAGTCTGTTTCTTTTTGATGGGCAACCAAGGTACAGGCATGATACCTGCCATACGCTCTGTTCTTTCAATGCGATTGCGTATCTCTTTAACTACTTCCTCAATGTTTTCAATCATTTAAGACCCCAACAACATCTTTTCTTGTTGCGTTTAGCTGATTCTGAGTTAGTCATGATTCTGTTCGTTAGTGCCTCGACTAATGATATTCCTCGGCTTAGTCTGGAATATACAGTGGAGGGATGAATGCCTAACTGATTCGCTATGTCAGTTACGTTCTTGTACTCGTACCTCTCCCCTGCTATCTCTATCTCTTCCATGTAACATTCCCCAAGATATAGCCATTTTATAACTGCTTGATTTTAATGTCAACAAAGCCAGGCTTTACAATTATTCCTCGCTTGATTGTTAGGTGGTCGATCTGTCTATCATCATCCCATACACCAGCATGAGTGAGGGCATCAAGAGTCGCCTTGGTGTAGTTGTCCAGATCTCTCTTTCTTTTGTCTGGAGGATATAGGGTTATCTCTACCTTGAGCTTGCAGTAATAGGTTTTGTAGTCGTAATCAAACATCTTGTCCTCTACTGCTGCCCTGTACTCCCTGCCTTTCTTGGAGATGATCTGTGTACAGATATTGCCACGCTTGAAGGCTCTCCAGTAGCCATTCACTGAGGGAGGAAAGGGTAATCTAATGTCCATGAATCTTCTCCGAGAATTGGATTAGTAAGTGTTTTGGAATCAAGATTGAAGTTCAATCCTCTCTCCTATCCATTTCATTACTGGAACTGCCATGCTGTTGCCTAACGCTTTGTATCGTGGCGAATTAGGACAGCTCTCTTCTGGCTTTCCTCGAAACGGAATCCTTGTGTAGTTATCTGGAAAGCCTTGTAATCTTTCACACTCAATTGGAGTTAGCCTTCTTACTTGCATTTTTTGTGCAATACCTATCCCACCTTGATTTTTTGACGGGCATGGAGTTGTCGTATCCAAACACCTTGCAGTCTCAACTTCTCTACACCCTGAATAGGGGTTAGATGATTTCATTGAATTTGAAGAGAGAGCGTCAAAACTAAACGCTACAACATGTTTATCTCCTGCCGTTAGTGTTGGAGCAGGATCACCTGCCTTACCAATGCCTAAGCCATTACCAGAACCCTTGCCTGTTATGCCTTTGTGTCTGGTTGCCTTGTCTTGAATAGGATAAACAACGCTTGGAGGAACAATGCCTCCACCCCCGTTTGCTCTTAATGCTCCGCATACTTCTTCACCGATCTTTGGAGTTACATCAGCAATTACGCTATAGCAAATATCAGTAACATCCTTGTAATCTCTTGCCTTGATTGCAGATACAGTTCCATCTTCTATGTAATCTCCGAATCCCCGCATCCTTGCAGCAACGCCCCCTTCAACATTGGAGGCAAGATCTTCTCCCTCCTTTCTGCTCGGTTCAGAATTCCTCTGCAAGCCTTCTCGCTCAAGAAGTATCGGGGATCTATCTCCCCACTCTCCAAAATCTGCGAGAGCAAAGATCCTTCTGCGTCTTTGTGGAACTCCGAACCACTGTGCGTCCAGCACACGCCATTCGAGGAACCCGTCCTCTCCGATAGCAACTCCGGTATTCTTCCATCCTCCGGTCGGAACGCCCAATTTGCACCCTGCCATTTCTCCAACCACGACAGCAAAATCTCTTCCTTCGTTTGATGAGAAGGCTCCTGGTACGTTCTCCCATAATGCGAATCTGCATCCGCAGTGTTCTCTTGCCCATCGAATAATCCGCATTGCATCGTTAAAAAGTCCTGATCGTTCACCATCTAACCCCTTTCTCTTTCCTGCTACTGATAAATCCTGACATGGAGACCCAAAGACAACTAGATCAATTTGACCTAGATTCTTCACATCTTTCTCTGTGATCTTTGTTACATCCCCCAGATTGGGAATGTCTGGATAATGATGTTGAAGTACCGCTGATGGAAACTGATCGAACTCGCAATAAGCCACCGCCTCCCAATCCTTCCACGCCACTGAACATGCCTCGATTCCTGAGAACAAAGATAGATACCTCACTCCTCCAACCTCTCATTTACCCAATCAAGCATTGCCTCTTGAGTGGAGTATCTAAGTTCCCATGTTTTCTTGCCGATGGTATGGATACCTTCTGGACCTGTATGGTGATCACAGCAGAGAGGGATTGTGAATTCATCCCCTGCCTTCTGCCCTATCCCCCTGTACTTGTGACCTGTGAGGTGATGTATCTGTGCTGGCTTCCTGCATATACAACACCCCATGTCTGCGAGAGCATTGAATCTCTCTTTTCTTTCTTTGTAATTCATTCTCACCCTCACTGGTGTACTCTTCTCTTCTCTTCTCTGGTATACGATTCTGTAACGCTGACTCCGTTACATTTGCGTTACGCCCAAAAAGTGTTCCACTCCTTTGCTGTAATACCATTTGCCTTTTCCTATTTTTCGCCACTTCCTGGATTTTGGTGAATAAATATATTTCCCTTCCACGCATAATCCTTGCTGGCAATCCTCAACCACTATCCCCCTTTTCTCAAACAACGATCTATCTTCCACGACTCTTTTATCCCTCTGATAAACCTCAATTCGCCTAACACATGATTGATCCTTGTAATACTCTTTGCATCCTTCATCACACTGACCATGCTCGACCTCGTAATAACATCGGAACTCACGCAAAACTCATTACCTCCAAAATAGTTCTATCAAGCTCCTCATGCGTATAGGTTGTGAGTATCTTCTGGATAATTACATCAATGGTATTTGAATACAACTCCTCAAAGTCCTCCTCCTTCATTTTGCTGAACGAGACGGACTTGGCTTCTACCCTTACAGATCCATCGACACGATATGTCGCATCGTAAAAGCCCGACAAGATTGCTAGATCTTTACGAAATCTGTTAAAGGATTTCTTGGGAGTTACCCCTTTCCATTTGGGATCTTGTAAGTTCAGTGGTTCCCAATGCGAGAAAGCAAAGTTTAACAATGCAAAATACTTCCTGTGAAACCTCGCATTACGCTTATTCTTGAAGTCTGCGTGTATGGTCTTGCCTGTCTTGAGCTTTGAGATGAAGTCTCTGGACTGCTCATTATCGGGAACCAGTACGCCTTCCGTTACTTTCGTTAGTGATATTTCCATCTATCATCTCCAATCTAACATTCTTGATGAACCCCTTTGGAGCATCCAAAAGGAACTTGGTTAATACAGGATCATTAGCCTTGATCCATTTCCATACTTCTTGCTTAGTCATTTGATCCTCATTGTTTTGTTGGGTGAATCAGTCCACTGCATTGATCTCTCATCCCACCAGAATCCGAATGTTCCCTCCCATTCTCCATGCCTTTGTTTGGCTATCTCCAGAAAACAGGATGGATCTTTAGGATCACGCAACTCTTCTGGCTTCTTCCGAGAAACCAAGATCACGTTATCCGCAAGATCTGTTATCTCGCCAGCACCCTTCACATCGTACTTTGTAATCCTTGAGGCGTTACGATCTGGCTTCCTGACGTGATGCACCAGATGAACATGAACCTTATGCTCCTTTGCTGCCCAACCAATAGCATCAACAAAGTTCTTTTGTCCGTTAAAGTCATCAGTTCCCTTAACGCATTTCATTAAGGAATCAATGAAGAAGTGGGTAACGCCATGCTCTTCTGCTCCCCAATGAATCATTGCAAGGATCGACTCTGGATCACTCGTTCCCACTTGATCGTAAAGCCAGATACCATCCTCAATGAACTTGCCATAATCCCTAAAGGCTTTATCCGTTGGGGAATCTGTACCGATATACTGCCTACCCATTCGGGCAACAGTTGATTCTGCTGGCATCTCCAAGGAGGCAATCAATACTCTGCGCTGACTTGCTAGCCATAAAGCCTGCATACCAGTGACCATTGATTTTCCAGATCCGTTAGTACCTGCCCAGATTGTGACCTCACCTGGACGAAACCGGAACTTCTCTTGAGTCTTTGTCCAAGGCATAGAATCTCCAAAGGTTTTTGTGCCGTGGCGTAACCTCTCTAAAGCATCCGTTAGGTAATCGGTAGCAGGACAGACCCATTGAGACTCCTGCCTTGCCCTAAAGGTTCTGAATTCCTCAGACTGAATGATTCTCATATCCATTTCTCCTCTTGTTGCTTCTTCTTAGTCTCCCATGTTCTCACACAAGCCTTCCAGTTTTTGATCTTCGCCTTACCCCTCATCCAACCATTAGCTTCGTAATGATCCATGAACTTCTGAGCATCAACATCATTACTTCTTTCACGACAATAATCCTCAATTTCCTTAACGGTTGGGGGAGTGAAACGACCCTTCTTCTCTCCTCTTCTCTCCTCTCCTCTAGGTACGGACTTTTCATTTCTCTGTACGGTATCGTACGAATCCGTACGAATGATAAATCCTGCCTTTACCAAGGTCTCCATCTTCAACTTTTTTGCCCCAATCTTACGAGCAATAAAGGCATCTGATCCCTCTATTCTTCCCTTATTTTTGGACGCAAATAGCCACAACTTTATGAGATAGAGTTGGTTCTGTTCTGTTAGTTCTTCGAAATGATAATCATCTATCAAGCAATTATGGAGCTTGATCCAATGAACAGGACGATCATCTTTGTACTGCTGAAACTTATCCCAATTCTTGATTTGATACTTCATCAGCTCCCCTTTCTTGTATCCTAACGAACGCCTCCGCTTCCCTTCTAAGATCCTCCCTAGAGAGTTTCTTTCCCTTCTTGCGATCTGATTCTGCGATCTTAATGACTAGCTTTTCATGAGATACCTCCTCTTCTCTCCTCTTTCTTCTGGCTATCTCTGCTCTTGCGAAAGCGAATGGATGAAAGTTCTCCTTGTCGATCTCTGGCATGAGATCCTTTAACTCCAAACCCACAGAGTGAACGATGTCTAGTGCTGTACATCCTGCGAAACAATGTAAAAGAATCCTCCCATCATCCTCTAATCTAATGGCTAAGGATGGATCTGAGTCATCGTGTGACGGACAACAAGCCATCCACTTGTTACCCCCTGACTTCTTAACCTTTTGTAACGAACTCAGTATGTTCTCGATCACAATCACACTCCTCCTTGTGCTGCTTAACTGCTTGTTCCAGGATATAAATAACCTGACTGGACCTACTTCTACGCTCCTGTTTGGCGATTGCTTCCAGAGCCTTCCACAAATCATCGGCAATGCGGAAGTGCTTAACCGTCCCATTCTCTTCTGACATCTTGCTCTCCTTTTTCTAAAGAGACTCTATCATAATGCCTATTATATAGAGGTGCAACAGATTTAATCTTTTTTTGTTGACATTTAATATTCAGCGTGTATTATGAACTTGCAGTTACACAAAAGTATGGACAAATTTTGAAAAGGAGAAATGATATGTACAAAGTAAAAGCAGTTAAGACTTTCACGGGTATGGAAGGTCACGGTTTCAATGCCAATCTTTATAGGGGAACCAAGAAGGTGGGATCGGTTCACGACTACGCCACCGGAGGTTGCCTTGATTACGATTTCACTAACAAGTTCGAGGAGAAAAGGTTTTGGGATTTCCAAATGACTCTCGGGCATGGCGAGTATAGTGAAGATACTTATGTCAATCTGTTGGTAGATAATTATCTCAAAACTAAAGACGCAAAGAAGTTACTGAGAAAGGCATCATTCTTTGTGCCTTCCGAGAAGGCTATCTATTCCTTTAATGGGAAGTACGAGGGCAACGAACTCTCAATCAAGGCGCACTTGGAGAAGAACCATCCTGACGACCATGTGATCCTTAACGGAATCCATATTACTCAAGTTATAGACTATATGGAGGCTCACTAATGATCTCCACTACACGGATAGAACTAATCGCTCGCCTAGCCGATACCTACACCTACCAAGAGACAAGAAACGTCCTATTAGACTTCCTCTATGATGAATGGATGGGTATGTCTGACGATGACCTTGAGGATGAGGTGAAGATTACCGAGTCAATCCTGACGGGCAAGACTGAGAGTCACAACTTTGTGAAGGGAGATGAATGATGAAGTTACCTATTGATCTGTACGCTAAGACCTCGACTCGTTTTGAGGAGAGGGTTGAGGGAGTGGTGGTAGCTGTATATTTCATACTATTCTTTTTAGTATTGGGAGGTTGGGCATGAGCAAGATGGGCGAATATATACGAGAAAAAATGGAGATCGAAATGGTCGATTCTGTAGATGAACTGGAGGATGTTAAGAATGGAATGGGGGATGGTTTTGGGGGGAATGATAGTAATGGGAGTTATGGCTGTATTGATACTGATTCAGATAGCCAGAAGATGTTGCAAGAGGGAGATCCCTCATTGTGGATCACGTTAGAAGATCATGGAGATCTGGTTGAGATCAGAGAGGGTTCGTTCTCTATGATCCTGACCTCGAAACAGGTAGAACATCTGCACTTTATGTTAGAGGTTTTGCTGAGGGAGAAAGGCAATGATTAGGTTGGATCTGGAGCGTCCTTTCCCTATCAATAAGGTTCATTGGAGAGTGGGAGCCAGAACCAAGGACAAGAGCAGGGGCATAGCCTTAGCCTACATAGACGCTAGGGATGTTATGAAGCGTCTTGATGATGTTTGTGGTGTCGATGGATGGCAGAACAGATATACCCATGTAACGCCACAAGGAGTCGTCTGTGAGGTTGGGATCAGCCTTAATGGGGAATGGGTATGGAAGGCTAACGGAGCAGGAGAGACACAAGTAGAGGGTGAGAAGGGTGCTATGTCCGATGCCTTCAAAAGAGCAGGTGTTCAGTGGGGAATAGGAAGATACCTATATGCACTCCCTAATGTATGGGTAGAACTAGAGAGAGGCACGAAGATTATTGAGCCTCCAACGCTACCAACTTGGGCAACGCCAGAAGGGTTCGACAAGATAATGGAGAACAAACATGATCCAGATTAACGAGAACTGGAGATTAGGTGCGGATCAATACCAATGGATACTGTATGAGAGACAGATAGATGCTGAAAAGTACGCCAGACTTCCTCTTGAGATCAAGGCAAGGCGCAGAGAGTTTAAGGCACGTTACTACCACCCTCACCTAGAGGACGCTATGGCGCACCTCTCACGGCTCTCTGTGTTGCCCTCTGACTTTGAATCATTTGGAGACCTAGAGCAAAGGTTCAAGAAGAAATGGGAAGATCTAGTAGATGTAATGAACTTAAACCGCAAAGGATTTAAGAAATTAGCGTTTAAGAGATACGAAAAGTCAGAGGGGAGAAAGCAATGATAACAATAGATATTGAAACGAAACCATCGACAGATGATGTCGTTATTCAAAGGATAAGGGATAGTATTAAGCCACCTGCTCAGTACAAGAAACCAGAGTCTATTGAGAAATGGATAAAGGAGAACGGAGAAGCGAAAGCTCAGGAGTTGATTGATAGAACTGCTCTTGATTCTTCTTCTGGCACTATCTTCTGTATTGGATTAGCGATAGATGAGGACAATCCGATCATTCTTAAAGGGGGGGAGAAAACAATACTGAGAGACTTCTTCCAGATATTGAGAGATCAAGCAGATCCAGCGATGGTTGGAGCCTTGGTTGCCCCTACCGTTGCAGGACATAATGTCAAAGGATTTGATCTACCGTTCATTTGGCATCGAGCCATTATTCACCAGATCCAACCGCCACCATTCTTTAATCTGTACCTCAGAAGATACTCTGATGCAGTCTATGACACTATGACAGAGTGGGATTGGAAGCACTTTATTAGCCTAGATAACCTTGCGTACTCTCTCCTTGGAGAGGGCAAGAGTGGATCAGGAGCAGATGTAAAGGATATGGTAGCAGAAGATATTTATAATTACTGCAAGCAAGATGTGGTATTAACCCGTCAAGTCTATAAGATGATGACGTTTCAACACTGATTGGTCAACCGTGTCGGAGACTCCTTCGTAACTGCAAGACCCGTTTGCCTCCACGATACGGAGGCTTTTTTAGGAGAATTAGATGGACTATAAAGAAGAAGATACTTTTATACTGTACAAAAATGATTACAAGAAGTCAGATAACCAACCAGACTATAAAGGCAATCTAACGTGGGGAGATGGCACAAAAAAGGATATAGCAGTCTGGATTAGAGTCTCTAAAAAGGGTGGCACTAAATTCATGTCTGGCAAGATCTCTGAACCCTGGAAGAAAGAAGATAACTCAGTGCCACAAACTGATGCTTTAGAAGATCTGGATGAGGATATACCTTTTTAGGATTAAAAAACCCTGCATAGGCTTCGAGTCCTGTGCAGGGAGTAGGAGGATTCTCTATAAGAGAACAATCATTATACATGGAGAGGATATGACACGCTACCACCAGCCAAAGGAGCTACTCAATGTGGCTCTCTGTATGGCACGAAAGATTATGAGATTGAAAAAGGATATGGGAGACTGTCTGGATGATAGATTGATTCAGGAGGAAGTAGACGATCTGGCTGCCCATGCCCAGCAAGTGTTATTGGAAGTAGAACAGAGGGATTCTGATGTACACCGACCATGAAGGAAATGAGTTTGAAACCAAAGGAGCAATGTGTCGCCACTGGAAAATCACACACTGTAGATTTAATAACAACTTGAAGCGGGGTATGAGTTTGGAAGAAGCACTCACCACTCCACCAATGTCACGATCTGAGGCGGCTAAATTTGCACGTAGTAAATCAAACTGGGGGAGATTTAAGATATGAGGATTGAAGAAAGAGCATTAAGAAGCCTGAGACATACTAAGCTGACTGAAGAGTTTATCTCCTCATAGCGGCTGACCCGAAATAAAACCCTACGATATTCATAATCGCCACGGGCAACCATTTAGGAGTTACATATCCCGTGAGTTCTTTGTACTCAGTTACCGTTTTAGTGAAGTCAAAGAAAAGAAACTTAAATCCTTTCTGTACTTCAATAGGTACTTGTGTCACCTGATCTGTTAGCGGGGCAAGTAAGACAATAGCTGCTCCCAAAATAAGACACAGAACCACAATAAACCTACGAACCCA